ACATGTATTCGTATTTATGAAACAAAAACTATGCAAAGGTGGTTAGGTAAAGATAAGAAACGAATAATTGTTGAAGAAGAATAATTATGACTATTAAATTAAAACCATATCAAAGAGAACGAATAGCTAGAGGACCTTTAATAAATTATACTGGCCCTATGTCAGAATTTAATAATTTTTTAGAATCTGATCAAGCTAAAAAAACTACATATAATAATGTTGTTGCTCAAATAGATACTAAAGTTAAAAAAATGAAAGCAGGGGGAGTAATAGATAATGTAGTAGCAGACTATTATGCACAAAGAGAATATGTGCAAGGTAAAGGATATGTAAATAAAAATCCTAATATGGTAAGAAGGTATGAAGCATATAAAGCAGGAGAAACAAATATATTTGGAGATTCTAAAGATACTCCGATATCAAAATCTGCTGCAGGATATGTTCATCCAGGAGGTTCTCAAAACCCACAAAATATACCAATTTATACTCAAGTTGATACACAAGTAAATCGAGTATATAGAGATACTTATGGTAGAGATGCTAATCAAGAAGAATTAGAGTTATATAGAAAAGAATTTGGTGATGATGGCATGCTATCAAAAAAAGAAAAAGAAGATTTAATTAACAGAATGAAATCTGTTCCTGGATATAAAAATCCTAATGAAGCAGTAGCTAAAGCATCAGCTAAAGCAATAACAGCTCCTATTAAGAAAAAAAAGCCAATGGCATCTACTCAACAAGCTCCAACTCAACAAGCAACTGATCCTACTAAACCTACAAAGCCTGATGTAGAAAAAGTAGAAGCTGAAAAAATAGACTTTGATGAAAAACAAGAAGTTGATTTTACACCAATTACAGCACAAACAGTAACTGCAAAACAAGCTACTGCTGCACCTGATGTAGAAGTAACTGATGCTAGAGATGCTATAAAAGCAGAAACTACACAAATAGCAGATGCTACTAAAGAAGAATTAAAAGGAGTTGAAGCAGCACAAGGTGAAGTTAGTGATAAAGCTTTAGTACAAGCTCAAACAGTAGATGCTACAGCTAGTGCAATTAAAAATGTTAATTCTGCTCAAATAGATAAAGCAGTACAAATAGATGATATACCTAAAAGAAAAGTAGAAGCAGAAGAGTTAGTATCTGGTTCAGCAGTTAAGTCAGCAGAAGTAGAACAAAACTTAGAAAAGTTCCAAGCAGCACAAATGGAACTAGATCCAATGGCTACTACACAGGGACAACTTAATAAGTTATTGCAAGACTTTGATGCAGGTAATCCACCCCCTTGGGCAGCAGCAGGAATGAGAGCTGCCAATGCTGTATTAAATCAAAGAGGATTAGGTGCTTCAAGTATAGCAGGTCAAGCTATTATACAAGCACAAATGGAAGCTGCAATACCTATTGCACAATCCGATGCACAAACAGTATTTAATCTAGGAATACAAAACCTTAGTAATAGACAACAACGTGCAGTTCTTGCAGCACAGCAAAGAGCACAGTTCTTAGGTCAAGAGTTTGATCAAGAGTTTCAAGCTAGAGTTACTAATGCAGCTAGAATATCCGATATAGCAAATCAAAACTTTAATGCAGAAGTACAAGTTACTTTAGAAAATGCAAGAATGGCACAGTCTGTAGATTTAGCTAATCTAAATAATAGACAAGCACTTGTAATGGCAGATGCTGCACAAATAGCTAATTTAGAAACAGCTAATCTTAATAACAGACAACAAGCTGCTGTACAAAATGCACAGGCATTTTTACAAATGGATTTAAGTAACTTGCAATATGAACAGCAAACTAATTTATTTAAAGCACAAGAGCAAATTAAAGCTATGTTTACAGATGCCTCTGCTCAAAATGCAGCATCTCAGTTTAATGCTAGTAGTGAAAATCAAGTTAATCAATTTTATGATTCATTAGCAAATCAAACTAAACAATTTAATGTACAACAACAGAATGCTATGGAGCAGTTTAATGTTCAGCAATCAAATGCTATTGCACAATTTAATGCACAGCAACAAAATGCAGTAGCTCAATTTAATGCTAGTAATGGGTTAGTTGTTAGTCAAGCTAATGCAGAATGGAGAAGAAACATAGCAACTATAGATACTGCTGCACAAAATCAAGTTAATCAATTTAATGCACAAAATGCTATGGCACTTACAGTAAGAGAGTATGAAGGTATGTGGCAAGAGTTTCGAGATAAAATGCAATTTGCCCATGACTCTGGAGAAAATTTATTAGATAGACAAAACCAGTATGCTATTGCTATTATGCAAAAAGATGCACAGATAGAAGCTGCTAAGTTTGGAATGACTTCTGCATTGTATCAAGCATTAGGTGCTATGGGAGCTGCAGGTTTATCAGGTACAGAATTTGGAAGTTTATTTAAGAGTCTTGGTAATTTTATACAAGGTAAAGTAGGAGCTACTAGTAGTGGTAGTGGAGGTACAAATACTGGCACTGGCAACACTGGTACTACTACCACTGTTCCTAATACAGCTCCTTTTACAGATCCTGATGTAGATGTAGAACAAAACACTTATCAAGATGAGGCAATCGATATAGATTATACTGATCCTGGTGATATAACTTATGAAGACGATCTTACAGATTTAAGTTATGGAGATCCTTACAAATGAAAAAATACATAGAAAAAATAGAAAAACTAGTCAAGCAAAAAATGGCAGAAAAACCTAAGAAAAAAGAAAAGCAAAAAGAACAAAAAGGTTTTATGGCTAGAAAGATGTCAGATACACCTGATCAAGAAAGTCCTAAACAGTCTACAGATTTAATGGAAGTTGTAGCTGATGCAATTATACAAATTCGTAAAAAAAGAATGGGGATGAAAGATGGCACTACAGTTTGATCCTGCTATGTTACAGGGACCTATCCCTGGGATGTCACTAACTAAAGAACCACAAGAAGCTCCTTGGGAAAATCCACCAGAGCTTTCTACAATTCAAGATGTCATAGATTTCTATACAGAAAAAATGTTAGGTGATGAAATAGAAGATGCTATCTTGGTAGCACTAGATGAAGGTTTATCTGTAGAAAGGATGGCAGAGTTTATATCTACATCAGGTACTATGAATGGTAGACATAGTTTAGACCTAGCATTTTTAGTAGATCCATATGTTCGAGAGTTAATTAGGTATGTTGCTGATAGTGCTGATGTAGACTATGTAGATTCTTATGGAGAAAGAGAAGCTAAGAAACGTGTTCCATATAGACAAATAAGAACTGTAATTAAAGAAATGTATGATACAAAACAGGGAGCAGTAGTAACAGATGAAGATAGACTAGAGTTACCAAAAGGCTTAATGGCTAAAATAACTAAGGAAGAATAACATGGGACTAGGTGTAGCACTTACAGGTTTTTTAACTGGCTTTGCAAAACAAGCTACTGCTGAAATAGAAACTCGTAATAAAGAACTACGAGATAGCATTGATAGACAGATTGAAGAGCATAAGAAAAAAGTAGAACTTTCTATTGAAGAAAAAAAGAAGTTAAGAAAAGATATGAGAGAACGTCATGGTGATTTAGCAGGTATTTTTGATACATTAGGTAAAGAATTTTCTTATGGTCAAATGGCTTATGTTATTAGTAGTGATGAAAGAGCAGCACAGTTTAAAAATCTTACAAAACAATTTGATTTAAACTCTGTTGATGGAAGACAAGAAATTATAAATAGAGTACAACTTGGCAAGAATAGTCCTAAGTTTGATAGTCTTGAAGATGCAATTGAGTTAACTACACAAGTAGAAAAAGTTGCAGAGCCTGTTGTTGTATCTACAAGAACAGCATTTGGACTACCATCTAATATACAATCAAGAAGACTTAAAGCAGCTAAAGAAGCAGCACCTCAGTTATTTGAACAACCTAAAGACTCTGTACGTCTTCGAGGTAGTATCATGCCTAAGTTTGATCCTAAAACTGCTAAAATAAATGATAAAACAATTAGAGATAATATCATTAATAGAGTAGAGAAAAATACAGGTCTAACTGAATTAAAAAGTGAAAAGGGTATATACATAAAAACAGATTCAATTTCTGGAACAGCAAGTTTAATGGATGGTCAGGGGGTTGTAAGTGAACCTGAGGTTATAGAAAAATATCAGAAAGCAACTAAAGAGTCTGTTTCAAACTTCTTAACAAAGGGTATAAAAGGAGATACTATAACTAATGATATAGTATTTGGTATAAATAGTGCTTTAGCAGTTGTAGGTCTTGATCCTATACCAATTAATCCACAAGTTACTACAATGGATAAAGCTGAAGCACTTAAAGCAATACAAAGTACAAAAATAAAAGAAGTAGATCCGACTATAAAAAAATCAAAGGATTTCCAAGGTAGTGTAGCAGATAGAGATAAGACATCTGCTTTGAATAGAGATAAGCCTAAAAAAGAACAAGTAACACTCTTATTACAACAAATTATGCAAGCTCCTAAAAATTCAGAAGAGCAATATAGATTAATGGAGAGACTTAGAGGTCTTGGATTTAATAGCTCTAAAGAAGCAATAAAATTTCTTGAACAATAATAAATGAATATATCAACACCACACAAGTTTGATAATTTTTTTAATGCTGCAGCAAATGAATATGGATTAAATCCTAATATTTTAAAAGCTATAGGTATAGCTGAATCATCTTTAAGAGATGATGTTGCTGATGGTACAGTCAAAGGTCCTTTTGGTGAAGTTGGTGCTATGCAATTTACTGATGGCACAGCTAAAGATTATGGACTCATAGATGAAGAAGGCAATGACTTTAGAACTGACCCTGAAAAAGCTATCTTTGCATCTGCAAGTAAAATATCTGATGACATAGAATATTTTAGAAATCAGTATGGTGATGAGCTTGATGATTATGAAATTCAAGAACTAGCAATTCGAGCTTACAATGGTGGTAGAGGTAATGCAGATAAAGATGTTACTGCAAGATATGCTAAAAAAGTATTAGATATTGCATACTCTGTACCTGATGAAGATATAGAAGCAATTAATGAGTATTTTAAAACTCAACAAGTACAAAAAGAACAAGTACAAGAAGAACCTATACAGGAACAACCCTCTCAAGGCATACAATCTATAGAAGATGCTGATATTCTTCTAATAGAAAATTATTTTAATAAACAAAATGAAGTAGAACCTGTAACTAGAAAATTAAATAACACTACTGATATAGAGTTACAGTTAAGATCTGACGATGTACCTCCTAAAAAAATAACAGACGAGCAAAAGATTGATCTAACTTCTGACGAAAACTTTAATATAATTAAAGAATACTTGGATGTAAGGCTAGGTAAAAATGAAGATTTAAAAACTAAAGATGATTATATTCAAGAGTTTTTATATCACATGAGATATACCGAATGGAATGCAAGTTTAGGTGGTGTTCCAGAATTATTGTTTATAACTAATGCTAATAAAAAAGATGCATTAATAGCAGCAAAAGCACATGAATTATACGATAAGATTCCAAACTTTTATGATGGTGTTGGTGAAACAGTATTTGAAAGTTTGTCTAGTGCATTTGTAGATCCTACATCTTGGATAGGTTTTGGTGTGGGTGCTGTATTTAAACATAAGATGGCTAAGAAAGGTATAAATGAAGCTATAAAAGCTAAGTTAAAACAATATAGAATAGCTGAAGAAATGCCTAAAAAGAAAAGGTTAAAAAAAGCAGAATATGATTTATTAGTAAAAGAAGCAAAAGAAGACTTTGCTAAAGAAACAACTAAATATAAAAAAGCAGCAACACTTGTTGGTGCAGGTGTTGAAGGATTAGTTGGAGTTCAAGCTAGTGCAACACAACAGATAATAGATCAAAGATTAACTAGAGTAGCTAAAGCTGCTGAAATAGATAATAAATTACGAACAGGTGTAATAGAAACAGAAGAAGAAGCTATAGCTTTATATGATCAAGTAATAAAAGATACAGAGTTAGATGCTCTTGATATTGCTAAGTCCTATGGATTCTATGCTCTTTTAGGAGGTGTAGGAGCATATCTTAATGTAAAAGACATTTCAGCAACTAGACAATCTGCAAAAGAATTATTTGAAAAGCAATTAAAAAATCAAGAAAAAGTTTTAGATATAGAAACACAAAATGCAAAAATGCTTTTATCAAGATATGAGAGTGCAGTAGATTATAGAAAAAATAAAAGTACTATTGATAAAGAAATATCAGATATAAAAGAACAATTAGCTAAACCTACAGTAAGAAAACAAAAATTAGATAATGAATTTTACACAGACCAACTTAGAGAAAAATTAAATGATCTAGAGGGAAAAGCAAAAAGTGCATCATACTTTGATGATATGAGTTTAGATGATTTAGAAAAAGGTATCAAAGCTGTAAAAGCACAGTTGTTAAAGATAGGCCCTCAACAAACTCTTGTTAATATGGATGCCTTTCAAAAACTTATTAATAAAGATTTTCAAGAAAGTGTAAGTGAATATTTAGATAAAATGACTGTAGAAGATTTTAATAGTCTTCTAAATAAAATACCAGATAAAACTAGAATACCTAGAGTATATCAAGATGTAGATGTTAAATCTATTTCAAAAAAAGAATTTAAAGAAGCTGTAAGAGATGGCCGTGTAAAAATGGACGAGCTATTAAAAACAGGACTTATAAATAAAAAACAATTTGAAAATGAAATATTTAAAAGAAATATGTTAACTGGATTGCAAGTGATGTTAAATGATCCTAATACATATAGAGAAGAACTCCTTGGTATAGCATCTAAAAAAAATAGTAAGAAAAAAACAGCAGATGTATTACGAAAAGTAATTAGCACTGTTAAATTTTCACCTGATGATGATTTTGTATCTATGCTTAAAAAAGCAGGATATAACGATAAAAGAATACAAGAAATTATGTCAGAAGTTCCTGCATCAATGGCTAGTTCTTATGGTGATAATTTAGGTTTCTTGGGATTAGTAACTAGAAAAATACAACAGCATGTAGATTTTAATCCTGAAATGCAATTAGCTATTGATAAAAATTATGCAAATAAACGAGCAGAAGAATCCATAGGTATGTTTAGTAGGATTGCAGGAGGGATAAAAAGATTAGAAACTGAATCAAAAGCAATTGTTGTATCAGGATTAGCAACAACAGTTCGTAACGTAATGGGTACTTCTACAGCATTAACTATGGAAGCAGCCACTAGACTTTTTGATACTGCCATATATTCATCTTTAAAAGTTGCAGATGCAGTTACAACAGGTATATATAAACCTAATAAGTTTAGTGAAAACATAGGTCTTGCTATGGAAGATATACAAAGAAATGCAATTATAAATGCTACGGCTGTATCTAATTTAGCTAGATCTTTTAGAGGAAAAGATCAATTAAGAATTGGACAACAGTTTGATTTAATTCTAAAAGATGATCCAAGAACTAGAAACTTACTACTTACATCATTGCAAGAGGTAGGAGAAAAACAACTATCATGGTTTGCTAAAACTGCAAACACACTTAATGTAGCACAAGATGCATATTTTAGAAGAGCTATATTTGTTAATAGTGTGCAGAATCAGTTAACAGAAGTAGGCATGGATTTAAATAATCTTATGGCTAGGGGTAAATCTATTGATAAAAGTATAATACAAAGAGCATCTAAAGATGCTTTACTAGGTACGTTTGCTTATAAACCACCTGCAGAAGTAGCAGGAAAAAAAGGAGAAGCTTTTATTGAAGGTATAGGAGGCACTCTTATAGACTTACTTGAAAAAACACCTGGCAGTAGTTTATTAGTTCCATTCCCAAGATTTATTGCAAATGCAATTGCATTCCAATATAAATATAGCTTTCTTCAATTTGCAGGTGCAGCAGATGTACTTGGTAAGGCATCAGCAAGAGCTAGAACAGGCATGACTAAACTATTAGATGACATAGCATACAATGAGGATATTTTAAAAAAGATAGAAGCAGGAGAAATAGATAGAGCTACAGCTTTTAATCCAAGAAATCCTATGGTTAGAAATTTTGAAGATGGAACTTTTATTAATCCAGGAAGAAAAGCAGATTTAATTAGACAAGAAGAAGAGGCTATTAATAAATTATACTTTGAAGCAAGGCAAAAAGTAGCTAGAGGTTCAATAGGATCTGCAATGTTATATGCAGCTTATAAATACAGACAAGAAAATCAAGATGAAGAATGGTTTAATATTACAGGCAGTGATGGCTCTGTAATGAATATAGCAGCAGTGTTTCCTATTGCACCTTTTTTGGCATTAGGAGATTTATTAGTTAAACTTTCAGAAGATCAAGAAGATAAAACAGGTAATATTAAAAAAGTTTATCGTCAAGCTGCTGAAGCAATAGGTGGTTTAAAATTAGGAACTATGGATGTAGGTCTTGGTTTAGAAAGATTTGTCTCTTTAATTTCAGGAGATGATTTTAGTGCAAATAAATTATATAGAACAGCAGGTGAACTTACAGGAGATTTTTTAAATAGATTTCAACAACCTTTCCAACCCATATATGGATACTTTGATGCAATAGATCTTGAATACCAAAAGCAAAGAGATCAAAACTTTACAAATAATGAAGATGGTCTAGCTATGGCATACGAAGTAATGATGAATAGAATTGTTAATAGAAGTTCTGCAGCACTAGGTGATGTGTTAGATGTATCTACAGATGCTGCTGCTGAAGCACTAGGCATAGGAGAAGTAAAAGAATTTATAGATAGTTTTGTACCTAAAAAAGTAAGTATGCCTGAAAAACTTAGCACATTAAGATATGAAACACCTGTTACTGGAGGTGGATTTTTCAGTCAAGTCCTAGGTGTTACCAGAAGACGTAAACCTTCTGAAGAAGAATTACATTTAAGAGATTTAGATATAAGTATTTATCCTCGATATGGTTCTACTGGATACATAGAATTTGATAGAGCAGTAATACAAGAGTCTATTCCCTATTTAATAGGAGAAAGAGGTGTTATTACAAATCATATAAATGATAAAATTGTTCCTAATTATTCTAAATTAAATAAACTAGAACAAAAAATTCTAATGGAAGAAAGTATTAGTAAAGCTATAAAAAAAGCTAGAGCAACCATAGTTGGAACTATGAAATTAAGAGATGTCAATGCATATGCTAAAAGATTTTATAGTAGATTAAGTAAAGATAGAAAAGCTGCTATACGAGTACGATATAAAAAAGCAACAGGTAAAGAGTTTGGAGCAGATGGTTCATATTTACCTGCATTTGAATTAGACTCGGCAATAGGTACACCAATACCTTTTACCGAGCCTTATTCATATGATGTAGACTAAGCAGCTATCTTTTCTTCTTTCTTGACTGGCTCACCCCAACCCCAATTACCTGTCATACCAGATGCATTGTAGTCAGTAACCACTCCCTCGAAGAAGTTCTTCAAAGTATCCCCACTAACTATCCAATCCAACCACTTCAATGGATTATCTTTGACCTTGAAGTTACCCTTTAGTCCTAATTGTATAAGTCTTCTGTCTGCTAGGT